GCTGCTAACCCGTTTGCTGCTGCTGGTGCAGTTGCTGCTGGAGATACAGTCAACACCGATGCATCTCTTGATGCAAATACCAATGCTTGGTATCGTCGCGTACAGGTCACGAATCTCATGTAATCATAATAAGAAACTTGATTATAAACTTAGGGAGGCCTTCGGGCCTCCCTTTTTTTATTATAAATACTAATATGGCAACCACTAAAGCAATAGATAGACAACCAACAAAGTTGGACTATGCAAGCCCCACACAATTTAAATTTGGTATCAATCAATTACCGAAGGTGGAATTTTTTACGGTATCTGTAAATATTCCAGACATTAGTTTGGAAGATGCATCAATTTCTACACCATATAAAAGTATTCCTATAATGGGGTCTAGTTTGTCCTATGGGGGTTTGTCAATAACATTCATTGTTGATGAATATCTTGAAAATTATCTCTCGCTACATGAGTGGTTGACAGCAATAGGATTTCCTAAAGATAGAAAACAATTTGCAGATTTTAGAGCAAATACTTCAAACGTAGCAGTAACAACAAGAGGAACAAGTCAAGATATTGGTGATGTACAGCCATCGACTCCAGCAAATGCATTGTTTTCTGATGCCTATGTTATGATTCTTTCCAACAAAAACAATCCTATTATAGAAGTGATTTTTCAAGATATATATCCTACGTCGTTAGGAGCTTTAGATTATACTCAATCTGCAACAGATGTAGAGTATATGACGGCGACAGCTGATTTTGCTTATAAAATTTATGAAATAAACACATTATAAACAATTTACCCTTGACATTTAATCCCCAGAGTAATATAATATATTATGAATTTAGACCAACTGAAAAAAGAATCCTACAAAGATCTACCCATCACCAGACTTGAACATCTAGACCAAGAAGCATTCCATAATCAAGAAATAAAAGCTAAATGGCTAGATTATAAATCTAGGTTTGAACTTTTGCTTGCAAAATGTAAGGGCGAGTATCTACAAGCGTATCGTGATAAGTGGGAATATTATGGTGGCAAATCAGATGCTAAGATTTATGTAGCAAAACCGTTTGATCTTAAAGTCTTAAAAAATGATCTTCATATGTACATTACCTCTGATGAGGATATTATTAATTTAGCTAACAAACGAGCCTATTTAGAAACAACTTTAAAATTTATTGACGGAGTAATCAAATCCATTGACAATCGTGGATGGGATACAAAGAACGCTATAGAGTGGAAAAAATTTGAAGCGGGGATGATATGAAACAGAGCTCATCCTATTATGAAGAATGATTATCTCAAAGAAAAATGAAGCATATTTAGCGCTATCTGATTTTTCACCATCTCAAGCTCAAGAAATTTCCTCTTTCTTCACTTTTGAAGTTCCTGGCGCTCGATTTATGCCGGCAGTTCGTAATCGTATGTGGGACGGAAAGATACGATTATTCAATTCAAATTCGGGTGAAATATATGTTGGATTGTTACCTTACATTAAAAAATTTTGTGTAAGGAATAAAATAAAATATATAATAGAAGAAGGAGTAGAAGATGGTAGGAACATTTCACGAAAAGTGGTTGAGGGTTTCATCGAAAGCCTCAAACCAAAATCTAAAGGAAAGTTGCTTAAAGTTAGGAGTTATCAAATTGATGCGGTACAACACGCTATTTCCACAACTCGTTCTCTTATTGTTAGTCCTACTGCTTCTGGTAAATCATTAATAATATATCTTCTTGTTCGTTATTATCGAATGGCGGGACATAGAATTTTAATTCTTGTTCCTACTACATCACTTGTAGAACAGATGTATACTGATTTTCAAGATTATGGTTGGAATTCAGATAAATATTGTCAAAAAATATATCAGGGGCATGACAGAAAAGTAGTGAAAGATGTTGTAATCTCTACTTGGCAGTCTATCTACAAGATGCCTAAATCATATTTTGCGAATTTTGGTTGTGTGTTTGGTGATGAAGCACATTTATTTAAAGCAAAATCCCTTACGGGAATTATGACAAAACTACATCAATGTAAATATCGATTTGGGTTTACAGGAACTTTGGATAATACACAAATACACCAACTTGTGTTGGAAGGATTGTTCGGCCCAGTAAGAAAGGTAGTAACCACAAAAGAACTGATGGACAAGAAGACTCTTGCTAATCTGAAAATAAAGTGTATAATACTAAAACACCCAGAGAACAGGAGGAGGATGACATATGTTGAAGAAATGGACTACCTTGTTTCTTGTGAATCTAGAAATAATTTTATTCTGGAGTTGTGTAATAATATCAGCGGCAATACTTTATGTTTGTTTCAATTTGTAGAAAAACATGGAAAAATATTATACGGTAGTATGAAAGGAAATGAAAATGTATACTTCGTATATGGCGGCACTGATACAGATCAGAGGGAGAAAATTCGTGGGCTTGTTGAGAAACATAAAAACTCAACAACTATTGCGAGCTACGGTACTTTTAGTACTGGTATTAATATTCGTAACATTAACAATATCGTGCTCGCAAGTCCAAGTAAGTCCAAGATTAGAGTCTTGCAATCGATTGGTAGAGGATTGCGTATATCCTCAAATAAGGATTCCATTTTAGTGTTTGATATTGCAGATGATATATCATATAAGGAAAGGCGCAATTTTACCCTTACTCACTTTATGGAACGCATAAATATCTATGCTAAGGAGCAATTCAATTATGAAATTGATAAGGTAAAACTAAAATGAACACTTCTTCATGCAAAATAGTTAAATTATCAAACGGCGAAGATATTGTTTGTACAATTGAAAATAATGAGCTTGAAAAAGAGTGTAAGGTTAGTTATCCATTATTAATGCAAGTTATTCCCCAAAGAACACCTAAAGGGATTACAGAATCGTTACATCTTAGTAAGTGGGTTCAACCATTTACAGATAGTTCATTTTTTAAAATTAAAACCAATAACATTATTTTGGTGGCTGATGCCTCACCAGATTTGTGTAAGTATTATGAATATGTTTTATCAAAAATGGATGAAGCTGATGGTTGTGAAGATGAAGATGGTCTTTTAGAAGAAGATGACAGCGAATTGTCTATAAGATTAGCTACGAGATCAGATTCTATTCATTAATCAATTTAAATATTATGTCCCTTGACATTTTATTGTTTTTAGTGTATTCTTATAATAACTAAAAACAATAAGGAGAATGCTTTGACAAAAAAGAATAAGCCCCATTATGTAGATAATAAAAAGTTTTTGCAGGCTATGATTGATTGGAAATTAACTTGTGAAGAATCAGATGAACAGTTGCCGGTAACTAATTATATTGGAGAATGTTTTCTAAAAATAGCAACACATCTGTCGTATCGTCCAAATTTTATAAATTACACATATAGAGATGAGATGATTGCTGATGGTATTGAGAATTGTTTACAATATGTAAGTAATTTTAATGCCGAAAAATCAAAAAATCCCTTTGCATATTTCACTCAAATTATATACTATGCATTTCTCAGAAGAATTGCTAAAGAGAAAAAGCAAACTCATGTAAGGAATAAGTTGATTGAAAAGGGTGCTTATGACTCTTGGATTACGATGGAAGGCGATAATACATCTTATTCTGTAAGTGGGTTCGATCCAAATGTAATGCTTCCTGATGAAGATGTATATAAACCAAAGAAGAAAGAAGATAAGAAAGCAAAAGGCTTAGAAGAATTTATGGAGACACAGGATTGCAAATAGCACTTTTGACAGACACTCATTTTGGAGCTAGAAACGACAACCTCAATTTCAACGAATACTTTTACAAATTTTATGATAATATATTTTTTCCCACTTTAAAAGAGAGGGGAATTACAACGTGCATCCATTTGGGAGATGTTGTAGATAGGCGTAAATATATTAGTTACAGAATTGCGAATGATTTTCGTTCAAGGTTTATAGGAAAATTTCAAAGGGCCGAAATTGATTTTCATATTGTAATAGGTAATCACGATACTTATTATAAGAACACGAATAGAGTCAATTCTATGGAGGAGCTTGTAGGGACAGATAGGTTTAAAATCTATGTTAGTCCTAAAGTCGTAGAGTTTGATGATACTCCCATACTTTTGATGCCGTGGATTAATAATAATAATTATGATGAGTCGATGAAAGCTCTGGCCAAATCAAAGGCAGATATCTTGATGGGCCATTTAGAAGTAAATGGTTTTATGATGAATGTTAATACAATAGTTGCTACTGATGGTTGGGATAAGAAACTATTTAAACGATTTGATGTTGTATTCAGCGGACATTTCCATCACAAATCTGATGACGGTCAGATTTTTTATTTAGGAGCTCCTTATGAAATTTATTGGACTGATTTTAACGATCCAAGAGGATTTCATATCTTTGATACTGCAACAAGAGAATTGGAATATATTGTAAACCCCCATACGATATACAAAAAGATTTACTATGATGACACAAAGAACGATTATACCAAGCATGATGTTTCTCAATACAAAGAACACTACGTCAAACTTATTGTAGTGAACAAGAAAGATTTGTATAGGTTTGATATGTTTGTTGACAGGTTATTGATGGCTGATGCTTTTGATGTAAAGATTATTGAAGATTTTTCTGAACTGGATGCAACTAATGTTTCTGACGATATTGTGGAAAACACAGAAGACACGATGACTTTGTTAGAGAAATATATTAACGAACTAGATGTTACTCTGGATAAGAATAGACTTAAAAATACTATGAAAGCTCTGTATAATGAAGCACAGGATTTGGAGCTTTAAGTGATATGGTTGTAATGAAACTGGTTGATTGGAGAGTGGCAACACTTTTTGTTCAAGACAGACATTATTCTCCAGTGATGCCTAAACTTACTAAGAAATGGTTAGGTGCATATCAAGACGATGAATTAGTAGGAATCCTTACATTAGGTTGGGGCACAAATCCTATGGGAACTATTAAGAAAATGTTTCCAGACTTGTCTACTAGTGATTATTATGAGATTGGTAAGATGTGCATGGACGATGAAATGCCCCGCAACTCTGAATCTCAAATGATTTCTGCGACCGTGAAGTGGATGAAAGAAAACACACCAGAACGAAAATACCTATACACTTGGGCCGA